ACAGTAGTTCCGCTTGTCATTTCCAAATCGTAGTATGCCATATCATCTGTTCCAAAATTAAGTGCAGCTGTGTCTGTTGCAGTTATTGTTATAGCGATACTTCCTGATGATAGAGGATTTGTTCCAGCCGATCCAGACAAGCATATACCGGTATTAGCTATTGATGCACTAGTGTTTAGTGTTTGATACAATGTTCCAGATCCAGTCTGTTCCGATCTAATTTGCATTCTAGCTGTATATCCGGTTAAGTTCACGGCAGTATTAGCTGCATTTTTCCATGTTATTTCTGATTGGTAAGTTGCACCTTGTTCGATTGTAAATGTGTATAGTCCTGCTGCCATATTATTATCCCTTTAATATAAGTATCAAATTTATTACCGTTATTATTTATAAATATCAAATAAGTATCTATTTAACTACATACCCATTAACAATTCAAATACTTCATCTATTGCAGGATGTCTATGATTATCTAATAGTATTCTTTTATATACATAGTCTGAAGTTGATATTTTTGACGTATCATGTATTGCTGAATAATTTTTATCTTTCAAATCTATCTGCTGATTATCTCCGCAGAATATCATTGTCGAACCTTTACCTAGTCTACCCAATGCCATTCTCAACTGAGATCTAGTTAAATTCTGAAATTCATCCACTATAACAACTGAATTTTCAAATGTTCTACCTCTAAAATGTGCAAGTGATACTAATTCTATATCTTCATTGTTTTCCATCTTCTCTAATATGAGTGGTTTATTATATACTTTTCTCATATTAGATCTTATTGGTACCAACCATGGCTCCATCTTTTCTTTTTCGGATCCTGGCAAAAAACCATTATCTTCTGTAGATACAGTAGGCCTTGTTATAATTATTTTGTTTATCATTCTCTTAAAGAACATATCTAACGCAACTTGGCATGCTAAAAGTGTTTTACCACTACCAGCCTTTCCAAGTATAAAATTATAAGGATGGTGCAGCATGGCCTGCTTTGCAGCTTTCTGCTCTTCTGATAAAGTTATTGAAAATTTGGGATTTCCTTTTGGTTGTTTCTTTTCTATATTTTGTCTCGACATAACATTACTCCATATTTCTTTAGTATAAATATATAAACACACAAAAAAGGGGCTTATTTCTAAGCCCCTTCTTAAAGTAATTATAAAATCAAGCTATTATGTTGCAGATCCTAATCCAACTAAGTTAGTAGCAGAAGTTTGAATTACTGCGTAGTAATCCTTTCTTACAACTTTCTTAGCGTAACGAGTCATTACACCTTTTCTTGGTGTGAAGTTCGTTGGGTCATAAACTAATGGAGTCATGATTAACGGAATATATGGTGCGAATACCGCTCCAGTTTCAAGGAATTGATTTCCTCTAAATCCAGCTAAAATTTCATTGCCTGTCCAGTAAGGATTTTTGTAAATAGTGTATCTATTTCTCAAAGATCCTACAGCTTTAACGCCCATTGCAAATTTAGCACCAGTACCATCAGTATCAACAGAATATCCTGGAATGTTTTCAAAATATGTAGCTACAGTTGGAGAACATACCATAAAGTTTGCACCTCCTCTCATAGTTGATTGATGAATAACATTAGAAACTTTCTGTACAGTTGCACCTAAAGTAGCTAATTGGTCTGAAATAGTCATACCACCAGATAATGTTGGGAAAGTATGAGTATAATCAAATGCAGCATTTTGTTGAAGCATTGATAAGATTTCCATGTCAATTTCCATTGAGATGTATTCAGATAACATTGAAGTTAATTCAGCTTCTGCATCGATTGAATGATATGCATTCAAATCTTGTGCAAATTCTGGAGTCCATTTAACTTTCAGCTTTCTAGTCTTAGCAACTAAAGCCTCTTGTTCTAGGTTAACTTCGATTTCTGGAATACCTAAATCTTTACCTTGTACAGCTGTAGCTGGAGACAATGCTCCCATTTCAGCAATATTAGTATCTTCAAAATCGCCTCTTTCTTCAGATTTGATCGTGTCTACTTTGTAGTATCTTACATCACCAGTTGAAGCTCCAATAGTTCCAAATGTTAATACACCAGCTGTATTAGCTGTTGCGTTAGTAACGGCACCAGAAGTTGATACGAAATATGCAGCTTTCCAAAGGTTATCATCTCTATCAGTTAGTGCAGCTGGAGTTTGATGACCAGCAGTTAATGTTACAGATGCAGATGTTGCAGCGTTTAATGAGTAAACTTCTTTACCAAATCCTGCTCCATCATTTCCATATAAACCTTTTGTAAGGTCTGCAGCACCATCTTTTGCAGTGTTACCGAATAATGAAGTTTTTCCATTAGCACCTTTGTTAGTTCCGTATTTGAAGTCCATCCAAAATACTAAACCTGAAGGTAAATTCATTGGTTGTACTGAGACAAATTCCTTTGCAGAAATTTCACCAAAAATTCTACGAACTAAAGGTAAAGCTACCCCGTTCCAGTCTTCTTGTGCAGCAGATGTATTTGTTGCGTTTGCCTCAGAGATTAATTGTCTTGCTTGGTTTTCTAAAAGTATAGCCGTATTATGTTTGTCATATTCAGCGTCTACACCTTCAAGAAGACCAGTTTTTTCCCATTTAGTAACCAGAGTCTTAGTCTCGTTTCTTTGTGCTCTAAATTGAGCTTGGGAATCTTGTAATAAGTCATTTATTTGTGACATTATTTTCTCCTATTTTTTTAATTATGCATTTATCATGCATGGTTATTTTAATTATTTTAATCCTGCTAACTTCTGCATTCTTCCTGCAAATGTATTAGCTTCAACGATTACGTTTTTAGACGGTCTTGTTGATTTTTGTGCTTTTGAAGCAAATGATTCGTTAACGCGTGCTTTGTTTTTAACGTATCCTGTTAAAGATTCAGCTAATGTAGAATATACTAATTTAACTTCTCTTACAGAATTAGCTCTATCAAACGTTTCGATAACATTCATTTTCTGAGATTCTGATAAATTGTTGCTTCTAAATAATTTATTAGAATAAAGCAGTTTTGAGTTTAATAAATTAACCTCATTGATTTTAGATTTCAAAAATCTAATAGTCTTATATGCTTCTTCTAATTCTTCTTCAGATTCTGCAGGAATTTCTTCTTCCTCCATTTCTTCATCTTCTTCAGTTAATGATTTGATGATTTCATCTAAACTAACTTCATCTTCTTCAACTTCTTCGCCTTCAGCTACTGCTTCGTCGTCGTTTTCAGCTTCATCAGTTGCTCCTCCAACTCCAACTTCGTCTTCTGTTGTTTCACCGTTTTCAGTGTTTTCATCAGCTCCTAGGTCTTCGTCTTCAGTTGCTTCTAATTCTTTGATAATTTCAGCTAGTTCTTCATCATCTTCGTCTACAGCTACGTCTTCACCTTCAGCTATGTCTTCGCCTTCAGAATATTCTTCGTCTTCTGCAGCAACAGCTCCAGTTTCCTCAGTTTCATCATCAGCAGCACCTACTTCAGTTGAATCATCAGCTACAGCAGCTTCGTCATCTTCTACTGTTGTATCAGTAGCTGCTAACTCGTCTTCTTCTGCTAATTCATCTTCTTCCATATCTTCTGCAATTTTTTGCGATAACATTGATTGAAGTTTTGGCGTAAATGCCTCTTCTAATGCTAATCTTGCGTTTGCTATTGCAGTTTCTCGTACAGCCTTTGCATCAGCGATCGCTTCTCTTAATAAGTCTTTATTATTTGACATTATTATTCTCCTTAAAATTTTTTTTTGGAAATAAGACTATTTTAAGTCTTAATAGTGTGGTTGTTTATTTTATATCTGTGCTATATAAGAAATAGCCCATTTTTCGATATTCTTTTTACATTAAATAAATATCAAGAAATATGTTAAAAACACATAAAAATGAAACTTTTTTTTAGTTTCTTACGATAGGAATTTTTTTGTCTGCATTTGGGGCTTTCATTTTAGTCTTAAATTCTTGAAGATATTGTTGCATACTTCTAGATATACCAGGTAATCTTTTTGCATAATATGCTCCTTCATCCCATCCATCTACTTGTTTGCCAGCTTTTTTCTTTGCTGTTGCAGCCATTTCTACGAACTTTTTATATTCATCTACCATTCGTCTATATAGGTTTTTAGCTTCGTCAAATCTGCCTCCCCAACTGTCTTCATAGAATCCAGA